TGCATTTTGTTTAGTTCTCTCTGGGTCAATCTCTAGTTCAGAGAAAGTCTTAAATCTAGCAAAAGGAGGTTCTTTAGAAAAGAAGCTGCTTACTCCATTTGCAATACCTGATGCAACTGTTCCCAGCGCGGCGGTTGAAGAAGAAATAGCAAACGCTCTAGCAAAGGATACAAATGCCTTGGCGTTTTTTTCTACTTTTTCAGTATCGATAGGTATGTTCTGGAAGACAACAATCTTTTCGCCCAACTTTCGAATAGGATCATTATTAGGGTCGTCTTTCTTGAACATGTTGAGCAAGCTACCAAATGCATTTACTACCTGGCCGCCTCCCATTGCTAGAATGCCAGCGCCGAGGCCTGCCATTCCTATCCCTACATCTCTGAGATTATTACCTTTTACTTTGTCAAAGGACATTAACCCCTTTGCAAGAAGAGGTAGAGTTAATCCTAAAACGGCACCGGTAGCAGCAATTGCTGCTCCTATTAATAAGATAGCTCCACTTAAATAAGCCGACCCTTGAAGAATAACGGGGCCGGCTCTCCCTATCATACGAAGTCCCTGAGCAAGTCCTTTTAAGAAGGCGCCTGATCTAGAAGCTCCGGGTTGAGATGCCATTCTTGTTATTCCGGAAACACCCGCTTCAGCATTAGCTGCCCCGCCTCCTCGTCCGCCTCCTCGTCTGCCGCCTCCGGTAGCACCACTTAACAATCCGCCGGCGCCGCCAGCTATCTGAACATGCAATGGGTTTCTGGAATTTGAACCCAATTCACCCCTTTTTCCACTAAACAATCCAGAGGCGAACTCTCCTATGCTACTAATCATTGATATAAATTTGCCGCCGGCAAATACTCCAGCTAACACGGCAAGCCCTCCCAATAGTAGTTTTGATACATTTGCTACTTGTTCAAGATTGTTTGATATAAAAGTTACGACGTTCACCAGCGGTGTCATCACGTTCAATATCAGTTGATTTAACATTTCAGATTGCTTTTTTAGTACAAGGTCCAACGCTAATGCTACTTTACGTTCGTTTGACTCTCGCAAAGCAGTTGCCGCCATCGTCCCGTCTTCTTCTTTCTTTTTGGCCTCTAGCTGTGCCCTAACCCTTGCCATAGTAGCTTCATGTGCGGCTTGTCCTTCTCTAGTTAGAAGATCACCGTTCCTTGCAGTAGAAGCAAGAGTTTTTCCAGAAATCATTGCTATATCTCTCATTTCCTGAGAGGCTGCGCCGGCGGCACTAAAAACAGTACCAAAAATTGCTTGCTGTTCTCTAACCTGTCTTCCGCGATTAGCTGCAAATTCTGTGGTTTGAGATATACCCCTATTCATTCGTTCAACCATTTCGGGGACCCGAAGACCAGTTGCTATCATCCCGGCATTATTTTCAGTCATAATAACCGCACCGTCAGTAGATATTGCTTCAAGAAGTCCAGTGGCAGCTTTTGAATCTTCAGTTGCTACTACTAATGCTGCAAATTCTTCTTTCGCCTTGATTACCGATTCGATTCTTGCTGCTTCTGCTTCTGCACCTGGACCACCTTTGGCAAGAATGTCTGCCTGTTTCATTCTAAGAGAATTAATGTATGCGTTAAAATTCTCATTCGCTAAAGCAGCATCAATTCCTTCTTGAAGTGTCGCTATATTAACTCCGGTCATTTCACTAAGAACACTGAGATCGTCTACATATTTGAGTGCTGCTCGTTGAAGTTGTTCCGGACTTTTCTGTAAATTTGCCCCTCCAACTGCTTGCTGCTCAGCATACTTCGTCATCGTTGTAATAAGATCCTCTTGGGTGAGTCCTAATTTACGATATTGTTGAAGCTGTCTATCTCCCACAGCAATAAATCTTCCAAAATTAGCTACACCGGCAGAAGTAGTCGGACCAAAGGCTCGAATGTTGGTGCCCAAAGATGATGCATTTTTGGTTAGTATCTGTATGTTTTGTGATGATAGCCCGGCTTGGCGAGCCAATTGGGCTATACCTTCGGCTGAAGAACCTATAGCACCGCCCAGTGCAGCAACATCGTCATACCCTTTAACTATGTTGTCTGTGTAATTTAAAGATGCTGTTACTAGACTAGCAAATACTTTTAACAGGCTAGAAATTATTCCTCCAGCCGGACCTAAGGTAGATGCCATCGAGGCTACTGCTACTGTCGCGCTCTTAATACTACCAGCATATTTTGACACGCCGGGAGTTACATCAACCATTGACCCGACAAAACTAATTAACGAGGCTTTACCTGATTCTAACGCACTCGCAAATTTAGCATTTGCTTCGTTTATTTTACTTAAGGATTTTCCTTGGTATTCGGTATACTTTGACGTTCCAGAAACTGCTTTGGTTGCGGTTTGCTCTGCTTCTGTAGCTTGTTCGGTTGCTGTGCTTTGACTTTTGGTAGCAGCAGCCGAATCAGTCATCATCTTGATTTGATAAGCCATAGCAGCGTTCTGCTGACCTAATAGATCAGCCATTTGCTGCAACTGTTCGTTAAGTTGTGCTTCTACCGTAGGATCCATTTACTTTTCCATTACTCTATATTTAGTTTATGTACTCATGTGCTGTAGTAGTTTCTTAGATGTGTTGAGCCTGCTATCCAATACAGTTAGTACTGTTTTTAATTTAACAAGCATCATTTCTTTCATTTCACCGTCTATTTCTATCAATCTAGCAGTCGTGTTTTGTTTAGCAGATGCAGTGTTGTCTCCTAATAATGAAGACAGGGAGTCTGCTTCTTTTGCGTCATGTTGTAGTTGAGACAGTTTAGTAAGCACCGAATTTTGATTCAACGGAATTACAATTTCAGTACCGTGTAGCTCCATTGGATATCCTGTTTTTGGACCAGTAAAGACCCCGCCCTTAGCAGCCTTTAGCACTTCTTCTCTACCCACTCTAAATCCTTCAACTCTTTCCATCGAAGACAACATTGATTGTCGCTGAGAAGTGTTCAATGATGATAGAGGTGTGCTAGAAGGAACTCCCGCGGCCCTTGCTACTGTGTTTATGTAACTATTAGTGTCGTTTTCATTCGGTGGCGCATATCGTGAAATAGCACGGGCAATATCTAGATTTCGGTATCCTGAACTTTCAAACAACAAGAATTCTTTTGCTCTTTTACCAGCATCATATGTAGGAAATACTGCAAATCTTCCATCGGTTCCAATTGCCCCAAACCTCCTAGAAAAATCTCCATACTGGATGTTTCCAGGATTGTTGTTTCTCCAGTTTCTGACACCTGTTCTCTTGACTATCCTGCCCGATTGATCCTGTATTGTAGTGAATCCGGCTCCGGCTTCTACGACTCTTGCGGCCCCTGACCCCGAAGAATTGTCTTGACTGGATACTGCATCTACAAGACCTGAAATAAATCCTGCTACCCCGCTTACCGCGCTGCCTAATACTCCGCCCGATGAATCAGTGCCGCCGCCACTCAGAATTCCGATAGCAGTAGCAAACTTGAAGAAAGCAGCAGCCTTCTTATCTGCGTTAGGACCAAGCGGAGTATTAGAAAAGTCTTGGAATGCTTTTACTGCACCGCCTGGATCAAATAATTTAGTTATTTGACTTCCTATTAACTCATTAAGAGCGTCTAATACCCCGCCATTTGTACCTTTATAGGTAGACATTGCTTCTGAAAAGTATTTGAATGCTGTCGCATTCTGTTTAGTTTGTTCTGGATTAATAGTAATTTCAGAGAAGGCTTTGAACTTGTCTAGCGGCAACGGTACTTTAAGATGATTAGCTACCGCGTCAGCCAACGCAGTGCTAATAGTGCTTATCGTATTTGAACCTGTATATGCAGACATCGCCTTTGCAAACTCAGTGAAGGCTATAGAATTAATCTTTACTTTATTTTCATCGATGTCTAACTTAGAAAAGTCTTCAAAATCTTTAAACGGAGGCTTTTTGGCAAAGAACTCGTTCATAGAGTCAACTATCTCTGCTATTCTTCCTACCACGAGTGTCGCACCTATGGCTGCGGCAAAAGATAATGCAGCTTCTCCGTTCGCTTTTACTTTACTTGCATCAATAGGTAGTTTTTGGAACGCGATCAATTGATCAGCAGCAAGTTCTAAAGGCCCCTTAACACCAAACTTACCTGCAAGTGCGGTTAGCATACTAAGGGCAGCGCCACCGGCAAACATCGTTGCACCTGCGCTTATTCCTAATAATCCAAGTCCAACTGACGCTAAGTTAGCACCGTTAACTTTGTTGAATGACTTCATACCGTTAGCAAAAACAGGCAACGCCTGGCTAACTATCCATATAGATGCTGCTGCACCTCCACCAATTAAGGCAAATGCGCCAGCTAATGCAGCACCACCTTTTACAATAGATCCGGCATTTGCAGATGCATATGTCAACGCACCTTCAACCCCGCCGCCTCGGCCGCCACCTCGGCCGCCACCTGCAACCCCGCCGCCGGAGATTTCTACATATGCTGGTTTTTCAGACGAACCTACGGGTTTGTTTCCACCAGTAAATATCCCTTTAACAAAACTTAATCCATTTTTAATATCACCTGCTACTTTAATTGCAACTGCTCCTCCGGCTATCGCGCCAAGGGTGATGGCTAGGGGTTTAACTATGGCTGTTATTTGGTCAAAGTTTTCACTAACGTAAGTTACAATCTTTTGTACATTTGGCAATCTTGTCCAAATACTGTTAACCAACTCCTGAAGTTTCTTCAGCAGAGGATCTATTGCTACTCTGAGTTCACGTTCTTTCCCTTCTATTTTTGCTATGTCCGCCATGATGCCTTCTTCTGCTTCCATGGCTGCTGCTAGTTGAGCTTCTATCTGTGATTTGACCTCAGCCTGTGCTGTTGCCCCTTCCGCATTTTGACGAGACAATTCTCTTGCTGCATTTGCTCTAGTTTCACTATCAAATAGTATAGCATCTTGATTGTCGATAGATGCTTGGCCTGCTTCATACACCTGTCTTCCAAACGTCTGTGCAGCATATCTAGCAACTTCCAAGTCGCCTCTATTCATGGCATCTATTTGATCTTGACCTCGATTGGCACCTTCAACCATTTCGATTAGGTTATACCCGCCCATTTGTAGTTTTGCGGTGTTCTCATCAAATATTACGGCGCTATCAGTAGAAATAGCGTTTAAAATAGTAGTAGCTTTTTCTGCACCGTATGTATTAGCTTTTGCGGACATTGCCCTTTTAGCGTTACGTACATTTTCTAATAATGCTTTTTCTGCAGGATCGGTAGTTTGAGATATTTTGTATTCTAATTGATTCATGTAAGCAGCGTAGTTTTCATTAGCCAGTGCTTGCTCTTGCAGCTCCATCTGCTTCTTTGCACTTATTCCCTGAAGTTCAGCTTGCTTTACTAAATTCGTAATATATTCTTTAGATTCCCGTTGCAACTCCGCAATGGGCTTTCTCATGTTGGCACCGGCTTTCGCTTGTAATTCTACGTACTTTGCAGTCATATCAATTACGTCTTCTTGTGTCAGACCTATTTTTCTAAATCCGGCTAAGGAAGAATCCCCGTAGTCAATCATTTTACCAAAGGTTTCGACACCCTGAGAGGAAGTAAGTCCTAATGCTCTAAGATCAGTGCCTAAAGAAGTAACACCTTTGGTTAAGAGTCCGATAGTACTAGATGCTAATCCTGCTTCTGCACCCAGACTCATTATGCTTTCTGGACTAGAACCTATTCTTGCTCCAGCAGTAGCAACATCATCATATGCTTGGGTAATGTTATCATTGTACCTAAATACAGCACCAATCAGCTCACCGAACACTCCTAATACAGCACCTGCGGCTTTACCCAACATTCCAAAGTTAGAAAGTGCTGTTCCTAGTCCTTCGGTAGCTGTTTTCACGCTAGCTTCGTATTTGGCCATTCCCGGAACATTAGAAGCCATTGTGCTAACAAAATTCAGTGCTGCATCTTTACCCAAATCCGCTGCGGCCCCGAATGATTTGGCCGCCTGATTGGTCATTGCGCTAGCTCTAGTATATGATTCCTCGTATTTGGATACGGATTCTGAAGCCGACCCTGCTTGCGTTTCGGCGTTAGCTAGTTCATTTGTTGCAGTTGCTTGTCTCTTAGCAGCACCAGTAGCAGCATTCATGGCCTGAATTTGAACAGCTAAAACAGAACTTTGCTGACTCAAAAGGTCGGACATTTCCCTTAGACGGGAATTTAACTGCACAATTACATCAGGATCCATATTTTTGTTCCAAAATTATATTTTTGGGTGTTTTTAGCCACTAAATATACTTACAAGTATTTAGTGTATGTAAATACCCTACGATTTATGAGGAAAAAGTATGGAAAATAACCCGCTAAGACAGTATTTTAGAAGACCAGCTGTCTACATCAAACTGCCTTCAGGGGGCAAAGACTACTCTCCTGATATGATTGACATGCCGGAAAACGGGGAACTACCCGTTTTCCCCATGACTGCTATCGATGAAGTCACATCTAGAACCCCCGATGCCCTGTTCAACGGAACTGCACTAGCAGAACTAGTAAAGAGTTGCATTCCTGCTATCAAGGATCCTTGGCAGATTAGTAGCAACGACATGGATGCCGTTTTGATTGCTATCAAAGCTGCATCGTCAGGAGATACTCTTGAGATTGAGACCGCTTGTCCTAAGTGCGAAGAAGTTCGCACCTACGGTGTAAATTTACTTCCTATTCTGAACACGCTTAAATCAGGTGATTACCAAACCCCGTTGGTTATCGGTGATCTGAGCATCAAGTTTAAGCCACTCCGTTACCGAGACATGAACGAAGCTGCCCTTGCACAATTCGAGATTCAACGCATCTTTGTAACTTTAGAAAGTATTAGTTCCGAAGAAGAACGCAACCTAATTAGCAAAAATGCATTAGAAAAGATCACACTCCTAACTATGGAGTTGCTAAGTAAGTCTATTGAACACATCACAACTCCTACTACTGAAGTAGACGACAAAGAGTTTATTCTAGACTTCCTTAGAAACTGTGATAGAAATAACTTCATTTTAGTTAGAGATTACAACGCAAAGCTAAGAGTAGAGACTGAGATCAAACCATTGCACCTAAAGTGTGATTCATGTGAACATGAATATGATCAAGCATTCACTTTGAGTCCTGTTGATTTTTTCGATTAAGGCTTCTACGTTCTACCCCCGAGGAAATTCAGAAGCTGTTAGAGCAGTATGAAAAAGACGTAGAAGGGATTAAAAAAGGTGCTCTCTCTATGGCCTGGTATATGCGAGGGGGCGCTTCTTACGAAGACATCTTAAACATGTCTAGTTTCGAACGAACAGCTATAAATGAGATAATTGAATCGAATTTAGAGGTCACAAAGCAGTCAAACATGCCATTCTTCTAATAGAGGGAACTATTCATTTAGTTCTCTCTTTTTTTTGGCTTCTATCCTAGCTATCATTCAGAGTTGTCCTTCGGACAACTTATACCTTACTCACTTCGTTCGTTTCGGTATATTCTTTTTCATTCTCTTTAATGGTAATGTTTAAGATAGACTTACTGAATGATATTTGCCGGTTCAGAATCCATGGTAGTGCTACTTAGCACTACCAATGGTCTAGGACATTGCCATGGCCCGTCACCCTTGCTGTCTATTCCCCGTCAACCTAGCTTTTGATGCTGATTGACGCTACCGGTTGCCCTGTAAAGTTTACTGGGACTGTAGTGAGGCTATCTTTCGATTCCTCGGCAACGCATGTTCTGTGTTCTCAAGACAGAGTACGACACAGACTCATTTAGGGTTCGCTTAACCTAACGAGGGCCCTATCGGTATTCCATAGATGTAAACACCTATGCAATTTTGAAGGAATGCACCTTCGGCTCCAGAATCCGTTCGCAGTATTCCATGCGTCCTCAAGGAGAGTCGAGCAATCCCGACCAAACATCTATGTAGGGTTCTGTGTTTTTGTTTAGGTGTTGAGTGTTAGTAGGTTAGCTGTAGACGCGGTGTCAATGTTTGCGATAGGTGAGCCTGAGTAAGCTTTAAGAAGGTCTTTGTTGAGCTTGAAGAAGTGCTGAAATTCAATGATGATCCAGTCCCCAAACTTAGAGGAACTGTAGTAAATGAAGTTGTCCGTAACCCAAGTACATTTTGCTTGTACAGCAACATACTTGCCTTTACGATTAAACTTCATGAATAGCACATTGCAATCATCGGTTTCTGCTACAGCCATCAGCTGGTCTAGCCAACTGTCGATTTGTTTACAGTCCCCGGATAAAAGAAGATGAAAGGGGAAGTCTGCATATGACTTACATTCTGCGTTAAATTTAGTGAAGGTAACTCCCGGGACGATATCTCCCTTGAAGCTACGAATCTGACCTTCATCCAAATATTGCTTGCGAGATTGATTCTTGCCGCCAATGTATGCACCTGAGCCGGGAGCCCTGATAAAACTTTCATTATATGTCTTTGACAAGAAGGTTGCAACTTCTCGTTCGAATGATGAGCCTTTGGCTTTGCTAGGTGATGTCATATAATAACTTATGCTTTCTCGTAGTGCTGGTAATATTTCTTATGTGATATCTGTCGTAGTATTGTAACTAGTAAACCCGTTTTCTTTAATCACCTTGAGAACGCTAGGAACGCGTCCTGCAAGTTCTTCTCGGTGACTGACGAGCCATATAGATTTACTACGTCTACGTGACATATCTTTTAGAATTGCCATTGCGTTCTCAACCCCGATGCTATCAAGACCGCTATCAATGAGTTCGTCAATGAATAGAGTGTTGATCGGGAAGTATAGATTTTCCCAAACATCTCTGAATGCAAACGACAGACCAAGGATGAGACGATTACGTTCACCGCGAGACAAGTTGTCAAAATCTAGTTCACGCCCTAACTCAGTGATTTCAACTGAAAGATCATTCATAAACACGACTGTGTGTGGAAGACCAATCTTGTCAAGATAGTGAGTCAGTCTTGCGTTAAGATATGACAAGTTCTGATCAATGATCTTCTTGCGAACGAAGCTATCCTTGCTAGTGAGCAAGTCAAGCAAGAACTTTAAGTGGTCACCTAACTTTGACAGTTCATTAACGATTTCAAAGTCAATTGCCTGTAGGGCATTGGCTTCCATCTCGCTGATTTGATCAACATATGGATCAACATCTTCTGCCTTCTTCTCGATCTGCTTTAACAAGCTTGATACAACACTACGATGTTCGATTGCTTCTGCTTCGGTGTCATAATGAGTTACAGGCATAGGGCCAACGATTAGGCAAGAATTCTCGATCAACTGTTCAGCATAAGGATCATCTTCGTTTCTCTTTGCTTCAATATTCTGTTGCAATCTTTCAAGTTCGGAACTATGTTTGATTGCTTCTGTTTCCGTTCTATAGTATGTTGTTGGCTTCTCGCCCAAAACGAAAATATTATTTTTATTTTTTTCTAAATCGTTTTGGGTTTGGGCAAGATCACATACTGCATCAGCAAGAAGTTTATGCTTGCTGTTAATTACATGAGTGTGATTATCATCATGGAAATCTTGTCCGCAAGTGTAACACTTGTTATCTTCAAGTGTCTTGATTTCTTGTTCAAGTTTCACAACAAGTGCTTGATCCTTCTTCAATGAAGCTTCAAGTCCTGCAACAGTTTTGGTTGTGTTTGCAAGCTCTAGCTTTTTGGCTTCATATACCTTAAGATCAACGTGAGATTGAAGTTCAGAAGTGATATCAATATGACTTAGGGTATTATATTGAGCCTGCAATGATGCAACGTCACTGTCAAGTTTCTGCTTCCAAGCAGTTTGACGAGCTAGGATAGCTTCGTAACGTTCTTGCTTTTTCTTCTTTTCGTTATAGATCGTCAAATCTTGGTGAGCTTTAAGTTCAGCAACGATGTCAATCTTGCTTAGCTCATCGTAATCACTGACAAGCCTGTTGAGGTCTTCGTTGTGCTTGGCATTCCATAAACGCTGACGGCGCCGAAGATTCTCGATCTGTTCTTCGACTCTCTTGTTAGCTTCTTGAATTGTCTTAACTTTGAATTGCTCTTGCTCAATCGTTTCTTTGTTAGACTTGATTTTTGTTTTGATTGTTTCTGCTTTCTCTGAAAGCAAAGTAATACCGAGCAACTGCTCAATGATCTTGCGCTGCTCACCGGCACCCAATGAAAGAAACGGTTCAGTATAGGTGTTCAATGCAACGATATGCTTAAACATATCATGTGACATACCCAGGGTACGCTCAATTTCTTTTTGCGTATCTTTGTTCTCTCCTTGAGCAGTATCCTTGTCATCAGCCTGTTCAACTCCGTTGACATAGAACCTAAGAGTGTTTGGACGACGACCTCGTTCAATCTTATAGTCAACGCCCTTAGAAGAATACTCTAGCGTGACCATCATACCCTTACCGTTGGTACGATTGATTAGGTTATCCTTGCGAATCTTATTGATGGGGGCATCAAATGCAGCATAAGAAAGAGCTTGCATGAGCGAAGTCTTTCCGGTACCATTGCGAGAACCGTCCCCGCCTAAGTCTAGGTTTTCACCTAGGATAAGCGTAAGTTCTTTGCTATCGAAGTTGACAGCTTGTGTTACTGCACCAATTGACAGGAAGTTACGGAGGGTGATATTCTTGAGGACGATACTCATAGGTTACGGTAAATCTCTAGTAATAGCTTAGGATCGTAGAAATCGCTTTCGATCTTGGTGATCTGATCGATGACGATTTGGTCTACGCTTTCAAAGTTCACCTCGCCGGGAGCAAGATCCTGTGCGAACTCTGTGTTCTTGATAGGAATCAAAGACATTTCTCTTAGTCCATATTGTGGGATTAGTGTTTCACGAATAAAATTAGCTTCTTCATATGAAATATCAATGTCAAGATGTACTCTGACACTAGACTTAGGAAGAAGAAGACCTTCTGGGTTATCTAAGATAGCACTTAGTTTGTAGACCCGAAAGATAGGTTGATTCGGCCATGCATGAAATTCAGGTTCACACCCCCAGTCTAGAATCATCATGCCTCTGGCATCGTCGCCTGCATCTGCATAGTTATGAGGGAAAGCGTTACCGATGTACCAGATGTTCTTGCGGCATTGACGCTTGTGAAAGTGACCAGAGAAGACCCACTCGAATCCTGAAACGTATTCTGAGTTGATCTCTCCGTGATCGGGCATCTGTATCATCGCATTCATATAAAAATGCGGCAGTTCTAGATGGGCAAACAAGTACTTGCCCTTCATGTTGGGTAGCTTCTTATAATCGTCACCGACTAACCAAGGAGCAATGACTACATCGTCTTGCTGAAACCAATCATTGACGATGGTAACATTAGGTAGATGATTTGCCCATTCTACTGAGTGAATGTCTCTGCGATCACGATAATAGAGATCGTGGTTACCGGGAATAAAATATACTCGTTCAAATGCGTCGTTCAGTTTTTCCAACGCACGAAGGCCAAATTGAAGGGTGTGCATGTTTATACTTGATCTATGGTGATTGTAGTCACCTAAGAACAAACATGTCTCACATCCCTCAGCCTTAGCTTTAGTGATGAACCAATCTACAAACTCAATACAATCAGTATTGTGTTGTATGCTGTTACTCTTTAACCCAAAATGAATGTCCGTGAAGACTGCTGCCTTCTTGAATAGTTGTGCCATATTTATATTATATTATCCTTAGTTGCAAATCGCAATCAGTTAGGTAACCTTAACTTGTTTAGGTTTTACCTCACGCATTTGTCTTGTAAACGAAGGGTTAAGCCCGTTCATTTCAAGAATGTCATCGCGGATGTTTTGGGTTCGCTTTTCTGAGTTTAGTACTCGACAGAAGCTATTAGTGATAGCTGCTGTATAGTATGCGAACGGATTAGAAGACTTTGCCTCGTTGAATCGAAGGCCAACATAGGTCAACTGTAGAATAGCAGAGTTACGCATCTCGTCATTATATGTGTAGCCGCGCCAGTTGAACCTCATTGCATATTTTTCGCAAAGCATCATGTACATACGAGCTAGTTTGTTAGTGATGTTTCCGTGATCCTTAGAGAAATGCCCATTCTCAATTCCGTCAACCCAATGCGACTTGCCTACACACCTAAATGTGTTGGTTTCGTCTAGCTTGAAGTGCTGGAAGGGAGGGAAGTTCACTCTAACGTGAACCATGTCGTCAACTTCGGCTTTTGTGGCCTTGTCTTCTAAATCAGAAAAATCTTCCAACTCGTCATCTTCAAAAACGATGATGTCTTTGGCTGTTTTCTTCTTTGTAGTCTTACGAGGCTGCTTTTGAGCAACTGGGATATGGTCCCAAGTCATGACTCTGAAGATTAAATCTTCAGTTTTTATTGATTCTGGAAGAATCTTTTCTTCTGACTGTAGTGAAAGCCAGACTGCTCTAGTCTGTTTAGCTGCTTGGATTTGTTCTGGCTTTATTGCAAAATCTAGACTGGTTTCTATGGGAGAATCGGGCATGTCGATGATAAGATCATATCGATTGTATTCCGGTTCAGTAAAGTAACAGTAGGAGTTCTTGCTCGTGTGAATTTCTTTAAGAATGTCTTTGTTGTTTAGATAATTAACAGGTCTCTTTGATTTTGTTATCACATTGTATCCTTTACAGTAATACGTATTGTACTAGTACTGTTGCATAAATGCAACAGCATTGGGTAAATTTAGCGGTTTTTTGAAACGATAAATACTATTAAGTATTTATCAGAGGTAAAGGATGGCTACAGCATCTTCAACGATTATTCCCGGATACACATTAACCGCCACCACACCTTTTCCGAGCGGAGCTCCGGTTACATATGCTATTAATGGTGTTGTTGTTGGGTCAGATATTGCTGCTGATCTCAGCGCTGCAAGAGGTCTTTTCTTTAATACTGTTACTAATCTTGACGGAACCACTACTATTACCGTCGGCCAAAGCAATACTAGCGTGTTTACTGGCACACGAGGTGAAGCTGCTAGCTTTACCGCAGGCATAAGAAATGCAGTGACAACGGCATTGAATGATATTCGTACTAGCGTAGTAACTGCGACTCCGGCCTTAGGTGCAACCGGCATACGGGCTATAGCTCCCCAGCTTCAGGCAGCAGCATCTGCGGCACCGCAACCGCCGACTGCAAACACACCTGCACCTGTTACAGCACCTCCGACCGTAGTAGAGCCGAATGCGGCCGAGTTGTCTGATGTTGTGGTGCAGGGTACTAGGGTCGAGTCCCTGCTCCAAGGCAACGGCATAACGGGAGAAAGACAGAACCTTGCAGTACAAGCAACTGAACAAGATCAAAACAATTTTGATCGTAAAAGCAAAGACTGGAGAGTTCGTCTCGCCCTTGCTCCGGGAGCTAACTATTTGTATAAAGCCCCCAACAACACTAACGGACAGACAGGCACAGACATCCTTTATCCACTCTACGAATCAGACGGTGTAATTTTTCCGTATACACCATCGATCACTGTACAATATTCTGCGAATTACAATCCCCAAGATATTACTCATAGTAACTATAAAGTCTATCAATACCAAAATAGTAGTGTTGATACAGTAAACATTACAGGTACTTTTACTTGTCAGGACGTATTTGAGGCAAGATATCTTTTAGCTGTGATTCATTTCTTCAGATCAATGACCAAGATGTTCTATGGTCAAGACAACGATCCAAAGAACGGAACTCCGCCCCCGCTGTGCTACATTTACGGCATGGGTGGATACCAGTTTGACGCATTGCCGTTAGCGATTACAGGGTTTACATATAATTTACCAACCGACGTTGACTATATTCCTACTACCGGTGAGTCTCTCGCAGGGACCCCTCAACCTACCCTGCCGAACAATAACACCAATGGGTCAGCTAATTTCTTGTCAGGGGCAGCAAGATTGCTGGGAATAGGGGTCGGACCAGGAGGTACTCCTCGTCCACCTTCGTATCCGTCGACTCCAGCTTCTATAAATGCAGAAACGACTTGGGTTCCGACTAGGATTGAACTTCAGATCAACTGTGCTCCGGTAATGAGTAGAAATATGGTATCGAACAAATTCAGCTTGAAAGATTATGCTAGTGGTAAGCTTCTCCGTGGCTCTAGCTCTCAAAACACAGGCGGAGGTATGTGGTAATGTCAGGTAATCAGAATTTATATCCAAAAACGAGTCCTTACAACGAAACTAACGTGGTAAGTAACAAATTCCTAGACGTTATGGTTTCTCGCAATATTCCAATGCTACCTAGCGATGTGTATATGGTGCTGACATCAGTATATGAATACAGACCTGATCTACTAGCATATGACTTGTACGGTGACCCTAAATTATGGTGGGTGTTTGCCGCTCGTAATCCAAACAAGTTAGGTCCTGATCCGTACTTTAATTTCACAGCTGGCTCAGGTATATATATACCTAATATAGATACGTTAAGAACGGTATTAGGAACTTAAGATGGCAGAAATAGTACAGACTCTCGCTCCCAATATAGATGCAGTTTATACTTTAACCGGATCAGGCCCTGACGGATTCTTAACAATATCAGTCACTGATACGCGGACCGGTCAAGTTTATGGAGCAGCGACGGGTAACTTTTCTGATCGTGATTCAATGGATAGGACCATTAGAGACCAACTGTTCAGGGCCGAAACCCGCGCCCGTCAAGCCCAATTAGCAAAGGAAAGACAAGTAAACCAACTAGTCGCAACTATAAACAGCGGCACCCTAGACCCTGAATCAAAAGCGGCCGCTGAAAGGGAGCTTGTGCAGGAAAGGGCTATATTAGCAGAATTAACAAGCACTACAACCAGTCTAAGAAATGCCAGCAACCAATTCTTCTTTAGTTTTTCAGCGGTGATGGCTAGGTTAGAGCAGAGTGTAACTCCGCCACCAACAAACGTCGCTACTGTAAACCCGGCGCCGGTAGTACCTGCAGCACCTGCAGAAACCGTCGTCACAAATCCAGTTCCAGGATCAGGCGACGATGACAGCGGGGCGCCACAAGCATCAGCACCCGGAACTACCCCTAACTCTCCGGCAGGCCCGGCAGGTGCAGGTGGAACTACGCCATCAACGGCTAGTGGTAGCGAAACCGCTCCACCTGCAGGCAGGCCCAGTTCAGTTACTTTGCCTACGATTGCTAATTATACTTTCAGTGATTTTTCTAAGGCTAGTACTCAAGAAGTAGACAGGATTTCTACCCCGGGTAGAAGATTGAAAAATCCATTAGGAGAATTTAACTCATACACCTATCAATTGAGTTTATATGTGATCACGCCTGATGCCTATGCAGCGTTTATTGCCAGTGGAAGAAAAAAAATTGATATTTTTAACTCGGTTGCTGAAGGTAAGGAAGGCGGCGGCGCATGGTTAGTTGCACAAAGCGGTGGCATCAATAATACAAATAGTAAAAGGGCTCCCGGGTTTGAGTATGACTATGGCATAGATAATCTTCAGATAAAATCCTTCATAACCGGCAACTCAAATGGCGGGACAGCAAATGTTTCAGATTACGACTACAGCTTTGATATATATGAACCATACGGATTTTCCTTTGTTACTAACCTAAGAAGGATAAATGATGTGATTGCTGAATACTCCGGTGGCCAAGCAAGCACTCCAGAAAACCCGTCGAAACAGTTTTTTATTTTAGGAATTAAATTTTTAGGATACGGATCTGCCGGAACACCTGCGAAACCATCGGATGTGATGTCATACAACGGTGCAGAGACAGAACCCAATTATGTGACCGGAGCAATTGATCCGTTGTCTCGAAACGGCAATCTTTTTGAATATTATAAAGAAATACAAATAACTTCGATCAAAATGAAACTTGACGGTAAGATGACTGTATATCAAATGGAAGCTAAAAATGCAGGCAGTCAAGGCGGATTTTCTATGAAACGTGGTTTGGTAAATTTCGCGACTAGTATAACTGCTGGAAACGTGGCTCAGGCTATCGATGACTTGATGGTGAAGCTAAACGATGTACAGCAGCAACGCCTTGTTAGTGGTAGGATAGGTGCTGTTAACAAATATAAAGTAGTTTGGGCGCCCGGCACCCAACAGATAATTGATGCCACCTTGATTTCTGATGCTGATTTGCAAAAATTCAAGTGGCCGGGAAGCGGAGCTATCACACAAGAACAAGTCAACGCTGCGCTTGAAGTGCGGACATCAAGTGCGTCTAATACTTCGATTAAAATAGAGATAAAAGAACAAACTCCTATTTTACAGGTGATCAATCAAATAATAACACAGAGTTCTTTTCTAGAGAATGCATTAAAAACAGTATACACTACTTCACTACAAGCACCTGAAAATCAAAATGCACCGGCTCAAGTTGAAAACGCTCAACAAACAAGAGTATCTTGGTATAGCTGTAGTGCAATCATTGAGAAAATGGTATGGGACAGTAATGTAGACGACTGGGCATATGATATCGTTTATTATATTCAAAGCTACCAAACCCCGGTCGTAGATAGTGTTTATATAAAACCGGGAAAGTATTATCCGGGCCCACACAAACGGTATGACTACTGGTATACAGGTAAAAACTCCGAGATCATTAAATACGAGCAGGTTTTTAACAATCTATTCATAAATGTTGCGCTAGACCCTAGACCGAGTGATATAGTGCCGGCACCGGGCCAACCAGCCGGCTCACCGACACCCGCATCTGCTAGCAATCCTGGCACTCGTACGGATCCTCCCCCCGCTACAAGTACAGAATCGGCCCCGATTACTCCCGGAGTTTCTCAAGTGTTGGGCCAACAATCTAATCAAATTAGGCTAGGTAGAACAGGGCTTGGTATGGAAGCACAGAACAACTACCTTACCTCACTCTATGACCCTGCAAAACTAGCATCATTCACAATGGAGATTTTAGGAGATCCGGATTATCTATTTGAAGAACCTTCATTCAGTGAAAATGTTATATATAGTTCAATCTACGGATCGGGCTCGAACAGCTTTAACATAAATCCAACAGGTGGACAGGTCTTTATCGAAATCGATTTCAAAGAAGCAGTAGACTATACGAGTCAAACCGGTACGTTGAGTATCAACGATTCTATTCAATTTTGGAAATACCCAGAGGGCATATCTAGCAAGATTAAGGGTATTAGTTATATGCTCTTTAAAGTCGATAGCAAGTTCAGCGGCGGATCCTTCACACAGCAATTATCCGGACAAATTAATACGTTTTCAAATGCAGACCCGCCCGCCGACAGAGAAGGGCCAGCCGAGGAAGGGACAGGTGCGTCTACGACTACGCCGGCTAATGATAGTAATCAAACATCGGCAACACCCGTGACCCTGACTGGTCCTAATGGACAACCGGTTGCAAATAGCGATGGCTCGCCAAACGGATAATAGAGAGTAAAAATGCCAGAAGACGTAATTAAAACAAAAAGTCCTCCCAAATCAGTTAGCCCGTCTGTTGGTGGAGCCAACACACAGAATTTTCCAGTATTTGGTATCGTTAAAGATAACATTGATCCTACACGCGCCGGCCGTATTAAGGTTCTGTTAAGCGGAAACAACCCGGACGACTCTAATAATTCGGCCAACTGGGTAACAGTCAGTTTTCTTTCTGACTTTTTTGGAACAATCGGCGGCTCTGCTGCTAGCGGTCCTGAGGATCACGGGACATACAAATCAAATCCTACGTCGTACGGTCAATGGCATGCTCCCCCTGACATCGGTACAACAGTAATTTGTATCTTTGTTAACGGTGACCCCAACTACGGGTTTTATATCGGGTGTGTGCCAGAACCGGATGCACTTCATATGGTCCCCGCCATTGGTTCTTCCGATAATGTCATCACTAATGAAGGTGAGGCATCTAGCTATGGCGGTGCCACTAGATTACCAGTAACAAACTTCAATTCTAATAATCCTACTAACTCTAACAGCCCTAACTTTAACGACAGTCCTCGCCCTGTACACAGTTACTCTGCTACGATCATGAATCAGCAAGGAATAATTCGTGATCCTATTCGAGGCCCTATCTCATCTTCTGCTTCTCGTGAACCTGCATCTCGTGTTGGATGGGGCGTTTCTACCCCGGGCCGCCCTATCTACAGCGGAGGGTTTGATGACTCAACTGTAACAGAAAATTTGGATGCAAGTAAAAACCAACAATTAGAAGTTGTAGCTCGTAGAGGCGGACACTCAATCGTCATGGATGACGGAGACATCATTGGGCGTGATCAACTAGTCAGAATCAGAACAGCATTGGGTCATCAAATCCTAATGTCGGATGATGGTCAGACTCTGATGATACTTCACTCTAACGGACAATCATATATTGAATTAGGTAAAGAGGGTACGATTGATATGTACTCTACTAACTCAGTAAACATTAGAACACAAGGTGATTTAAACTTACATGCTGACAGAAACGTCAACATTCATGCTATGGAAAATCTTAATATCCAAGCAAAGAACATTCAAACTAACTCTGAAGAAAAAACTATGATGAGAGCCGGTAGCGACATCAACATGTCCGCTACAGGAAAGCTTACTGGTTTGGCAGGCGGTCCTGTTGCATGGGCAGCAGGTGGAGATGCTTCTCTAGTCGGTGGAGGTCAAGCATTTGTTAATGGAAGCAAAGTAAACCTAAACAGCGGCGCGCCGGGAACTTCCCCTGAAGCAGTCAGCACTATTCCTTTAATTGCACAGACTGATACGTTGTATGATGAAGGAAAAGGATTTATGGCAGCTCCTGGTAAGTTGCTCACGATTGTTTCTCGTGCTCCGGCACATGCACCTTGGGCCAATGCAGGTCAGGGCGTTGATGTAAAAACAAACCTAGATGCTGCAAGTCAGCTTCCAGCCGCACCTAGTCCAGCAGTAGCTGCGACTACAGCAGCGGCAGCAAACACGGGAGCAACGCCTCCGGCAGTCGCTACGGTTGCCTCTGCTCCGGCGGGAGTACCGGCAATCTCTGCGGCCGTCAACAATAACACAACAGCGGCAGCATTGGGCTCAATCGCTACATCAGCAGCAGGCGGCGTATTGGCGGCTGCTGTAAGTCAGGGCGCAGCAGTAGTACCTACTGCTACAGGTATGGTTGCAGCAGTGGGGGCATTCGCACAAACTGCTTCCCAGTTAGCAGCCGGCGGCATATTAAAGCCAGGTTCGGCAACGCTAGTCACTGGGTTAGTACAAGCCGGTGCAAACATTGCTCAAGCGATGCCCGCATCATTGTTTACCGGTGCAGCAGGAGCGTTGAACCTAACAAGTCTAGTACAGAACATGCCTGCCCAAGCTACTTCAGTCGTAAATACCATGCAGCAAGCACAGACTGCATTAGGCAGAGTCGGTGCAATCACAGGTTCAGAGGCTTCCACCCAAATTACGGGTATGGTAACTGCCGCAGCTACGGTGGGTTTGGGTCCAACTGTAGCTGCAATACAACAGGCAGGTAGCGCAGTAAGTAGCGCGGCATCTTCGGTTGCAGGGGCGACTAATTTAGCATCCGGTGCGGTGGCCGCGTTAGGTCGTGCAACAGGATCGATTGGTGGAGCCTTAGCCGGAATATCCGGTGCAGCAAGTGCTGCTGGTTCGTTAGCCGGAACAGCAAACTCACTTGCTGGATCATTGGCAGGTGCGGTATCAGGTGCAGCAGGACAGTTGGGCGGCGCGGTCGACAATGCATTAGGTTCTGCTAGGACTGCACTAGCAGCGATTGGTTCGGGTGCAGCAGCAGCAGGATTAGCAGAATCTATTGGTGGATTGGGCGGGATTCAAAGCGCACTAACTGCAATGGGCAATGTTCCTAGCTTAGCCGGACTTATGGATCAAGCAAAGGGCGTAGCAGCATCGGCGTTTGATGCTATCAAGAATTCTTTCAAACCGTTTAAGGCTGGTGTGCCACAAAATCTAACACAGATTGCAAAAGAAAATGCAGCAGCAGCAGCCGAAGTCGCCAATCAAACTACACAAGCCGGCAGTAACCTATTAAATGCTGCCGGGTCAATCGCAGGAGGAGCCGCCGGAGCACTGAGCAGTGCAACCGGTGCCTTGAGTTCAGTTGGAGGTGCATTGTCGGGAGCCGCCGGAGCACTGAGCAGTGCAACCGGTGCCTTGAGTTCAGTTGGAGGTGCAATCACTCGCACGACCGGTGCATTGAGTTCTATTGCAGGTTCTGTCGGTGGTATTACTAATGCTGCTGCTTCGATAAACAACAGTGTTGCTAGCATTACAGGTGGCCTCACCTCTGTCACCAATGCTGCAACTTCTGTCGGCGGCTTCGGCACCGCAGTTTCAGCAACTATCAATAACGTGACTGCCGTTGCAAGTAGTGTTTCCGGGGCCGTCACTGGTTCTGCGTTGAACACCACGATCGGCGGCGTACAAAATGCAGTGAACTCGGTTAGCGCACTGGCAGGGGCAGGGGCAACAATCGCAGCAGGTGGAACGGCTGCTCTAACTAACGCAGCCTCATCCATTCAGCGAGGCGCCTCTGCTGCAACATCATCCGCTCTCGCAAGCGGGTTAAGTAATCTTCCGGGAGGCATCAACACTGTCAGTAATGTAGTTAATCAAGCAGCGGGTGCAATCAATACTATTCCAGGACTCGGCCCATTGTCGGGTGCAATTAGTGCTGCGTCAAGTGCTGCAATGAACGGACTATCTTCAGTAACTGCGGCAACAGGAGCGCTGTCTTCGCTGGCTAGTAATCTGGGTAGCGTGTCGGGTGCATTGGGCGGAGCAGCCGGTGCATTGGGCGGAGCACTCGGCGCAGCCGCAAGCCAATTAGGCGGTCTAACAGCATTAGCTTCTGCTGGACTTCCGGTCGGGGCGGTCGCGCAATTACAGTCGGCTATCTCTGCATTAGCGGGAGGGACACCGGGGACAATCGCACTTCCTTCGATAGGATTTAACACGACAGATAGGACAGCTATTACCAACCAAATTACTAGTACGTTAGGTGATCCAGGAATTCCGACTCCTAATTTAGTTGGATCAATTCCGGATACTACTGTTGCTACGCTTGAGGACCGCTACCAGGCAGCACAAGTAGAAAGGCGCGAAGCCCATGCTGCGTTTAACGCAAGATTCGACATCATCGACGCCGCGGCGGACGAATTCAAAAGACTTGATGCTACGTTACCTCCGGGAGACCCTAGAATTGCAGAGGCATATCAGAGGTTCCGCGATCTTCGGTACAGTGCAGAAACTAATGCTGTAATATCTCGCAGCAGCGCAGCGACCGACAGCTGGAGGGCGATCAGCAATGCTCGCCTTTCACAGGATATTAGTAATATAAATAATGCGAGGACACCAGAAGAGTTGATAGCACTGGGCAGAGAGTTAAACGGTAGAAGAGGATAAACAATGCCACAATATATCGGATTCAGTACACAAAATGCTTGTCAACCAAGAAGTACGAACATGCAACTCGGCAGTTCAATGAACCAGTCGGTTAGCATCAATGGTCTCAACATTAATGGCTATGGTATCCCTACAGGCTACGGCGGGATTGGTAGCTCGTTGATTCCTGGTAAAAAATTCACCTTAACTGACGAACAACTTGTGATCAGGGATTTCTTAAATGCGTTGAACACACCGCTTGGAAGCAAAGTTGGTCAACCGCAGTTAGGAACATCTCTTTGGTCTTTCTTGTTTGAACCTAATACAGCAGACGTACAAGTTCAACTAGAAAATGAGCTTCGCCGAGTCGCATCACAGGATCCTAGGCTTGCTCTCAACTTTATTAAAGCCTTTCCGCAAGAGCAGGGTATATTGATAGAAATCCAATGTTCTGTAGTTCCTTTCAACAACCCGGCGTTATTGAACATCTTCTTTAACCAAGAAACCGCTGTTGCCTCTCCGGTATAATCAAAATACACTTTTTTGATAATGATAAATATATTCATATCAAGAGAGTATAACTATGGCATCAAGTTCCAGGCAATCAGCACTCTTCGGTCTTAATGACTGGAAGACCCTATATCAAACATACAATCAAGCTGACTTTCAGAGCTATGATTATGAAACCTTACGTAAGTCTTTCATTGATTACCTACGCCTATACTATCCAGAAACTTTCAACGACTACACTGAATCTTCAGAATTTATCGCATTACTGGATGTTATTGCGTTCATGGGACAGGGTCTTGCCTTCCGCGATGACCTAAATGCCCGTGAAAACTTTATTGATACTGCTGAACGCCGTGACTCTGTTATCAAGCTAGCTAATCTTGTCTCTTACACTCCAAAGCGTAATCTAGCCGGTCAAGGCTACTTAAAGGTTACTAGTCTTCAGACTACTCAGAACATCACTGATATTAACGGTATGAATTTAGGTAATCAGACAGTTCTTTGGAATGACCCTGCCAACCCCAATTGGTTAGAACAGATGAACACAATCTGGAATTCTGCTATGATCAACACGCAGAGAATAGGCAGACCGGGCAATACGACTGACGTTCTAGGAGTCACGACTAGCGAATACGCATTACAGATTCCTACTACATCTTTGCCAATCATCCCCTTCACATCTGTCATTAACGGGATGAACATGAATTTTGAACTAGTAAGCACATCTACGATTGGTGAAGACTATGTTTATGAAATTCCTCCGGCTCCGTCCGGAAGATTCAATGTGCTATATCGTAATGATAAGTTAGGATTTGGGTCCCCTGAAACTGGATTCTTCTTCTACTTCAAGCAGGGTCAGTTGCAGAATTACGATTTCTCACTACAACAACAAGTTTCAAATCAAAATATTGGTATCGGCGGCATCGAGGGTGTCAACAACACGGATACTTGGTTGTATCAGATTAATAGTAACAACACAAGAACGCTTTGGAATCAGGTTTCTAACATCTATGCCAATGCGTATCTGCAAACTGAAACTTCAGGAAGAAAAATCTTCTCAGTAAACTCAGGGTTCAACGATACGGTATCTTACATCTTTGGAGATGGCGTCTTCTCTGAAATTCCCCTAGGAAATTTCAGAGCGTATGTTCGTGCAGGAAATGCATTAACATATACGATTGCCCCAAATGAAATGAACGGTGTTACGATATCATTCACTTACATTGATAGAACAGGAAGACCACAAACTCTCACTGCTGGACTAACTCTCACGTTGACAGTTTCCAATGCACAGGCACGTGAGTCTTTACAAGACATTAAGCAACGAGCACCAACTCGTTACTATACACAGAACAGAATGGTTAACGGTGAAGACTATAATAACTTCCCGTATACATTGTACAGTTCGATCATTAAGTCTAAAGCAATTAACCGTTCTTCTATCGGTGTATCTAAGAACTTAGATTTACTTGACCCTACTGGCAAATATTCAAGCACCAACTCTTTTGGAAGCGATGGTGCATTGTACCAGAGTGATGCAGAGGGTTTCTTAACTCTAACAATTACTAATAGCAGTGAAATCATTTCGTTCTTTACTAACACCTTAGCTTCGGTGCTAGCGTTGAACAGAGCTAATCAGTATTATATTCAGGACTATCCTAGATATACTGTAACAAATCCTGGAACTACCCCTGCATCACAAGTTATCTATTGGAAGACTAGTACAGTAGATACTAGTACTGAGTCAGGCTACTTTTATAACGTGCTAGGTGCGCTCGAAACACCGCAGTCTGTGGGGACCTTTGCATCTACTAATCTAAAGTATGTCACTACCGGCGCCTTGTGTAAGTTTGTTGCACCGTCTGGATTTTACTTTGATGCCAATAATAGATTGCAATCTGGTATTCCGGGTCCGGGCGACTCTAGTTACGTTTGGACTACTATATTGAATGTCGCAGGTGATGGTAGTAATAATAATCAAGGTAGCTTCGCTAACGGAACAGGGCCTATCAAGATTAGTGGATATTTGCCCAATGATGCGATTCTAGCGCAAGTAATTCCTGTATTTGATAATTCTATTCCTGCTGAGGTTATCCGAGAGTGTGCTTTGAGAATGGAACTACAACAAAACTTCACTCTACTGTTTGATAATTCATTGTTGATCAATCAACAGCGTTGGTCAGTCGGTCGGGGTGACAATGAAAATTATTTTGTCAAGTTTGTCTGCACTGGAACTAATGCATACACGATCACTTACCGCTCATTGACATACTACTTTGGATCAGTGGCTGACACTAGATTCACTTTTAACAGAGACGAGATCGTTTATGATCCTTTCTCAGGAAAAGTTATTCAAGATTTCGTTAACGTTCTTTCAGTAAACCCTCAACCTCAACCCAACGCAACACAATCGCTAGGTAGAGACTATAAAATAAATGTTGTTGGTCAGACTACACAGAGTGACGGGTACATCAATGATTTTGAAGTAGAAGTTGCAGCTACCGACGTTAACAATCGTCAATTGATCGCAAATCCAGACTTCTTTAATGAGATTACTGGTTATGTCAACAACACACCCAATGTTGGAATCTATACGTTCTTCGAAACAGTGATAGATCCATTCAATCTGTCGAGGCAGTATGTTATTCCGTCATCTGACATCGTGTACGCATGGCCAACGCTCAATCAAATTGAAGTAGTAAAGTATGACTATCCTTTGGGACAAGTATTTTATGCGTCCAGTGAAGACAAATTCTATGCATCAGTGCAAGACCTTACTGTCCTTACCCCTTTTTATATTATGACGTTGCAACCACAGTATTCTATGATGCCGGGTCGTCAGGGTGTGTCCTTCCAATACAGACACAATTCTAATAATACGAACAGAATTGATCCTGCAACTACAAATATCATTGACATGTATGTAGTGACCCAATCATATTACACTGCCTATCAAAATTACATTCAAGACACCACCGGAACTATCCCTATTCCGGAAATGCCAACAATGACTGAACTAGGACAAGATTATGGTCAACTTCAAGATTATAAAATGTTGTCAGATTCAGTGATTCTAAATAGCGTCGTGTTCAAACCTCTCTTTGGTCCTAAAGCTGCTTCTGCATTGCAGGGTACTATCAAGGTCATCAAGGCAAGCAGCACAAATGCAAGCAACAGTGAGATCAGAAGTGCTGTACTAACCGCGATGAACTCGTACTTCAATGTCAATAACTGGGACTTTGGGGACACGTTCTACTTCTCAGAACTAAGTGCGTATCTTCACGCAGAGTGCGGAGATTTGATTAGCTCTGCGGTTCTTGTCCCCAATGACCCGCAAAAACCATTCGGAGACTTGTATGAAATCAAATGTTTACCGTATGAGATTTTCGCAAACGCAGCTACACCAAATGATATCGTAGTTGTGGCGGCGTTGACACCCGCAGAACTCCAAGTTGCATAAAGATAAATATATAGATGGCTAGAGTAAGAACACTTAATTTTCTTCCAGAGGTTTTTCAAACCCCTCCCAACGCACAGTTTTTGGCAGCAACCCTCGATCAACTCGTAAATCCACCGAGTGTAGCAAACATCCAAGGCTATGTTGGTAGTACATTTGGAACCGGTGTCAATGCAACAGACGCATACGTTACTGAACCTACTAAAACTCGCGCCGACTATCAGCTGGATCCTAGTGTTGTTTTCACTAAGCCAGACGAGTCTACTGCTAAAGATTTCATCACTTATCCTGGAATCATTGATGCGCTCAAGATGGAAGGCGGAATAACTGAAAACAATAATATATTGTTTAAGAGTCAATTCTATTCCTGGGATTCGTTCACCAATCTAGACGCTCTCATCAATTTCAATCAGTATTATTGGTTGCCGGAAGGGCCTCCTTCCGTTCAGGTCGCAGCATCGACTGTATTCTCAAGAGAAGCATTTGTTGTTACCGACAACACTAACACGTATAGTATCGTTAGAGAAGGTTCTACCAGATCAAATACTAATCCTGCAATCACATTATTGAGAGGCGGCACGTATACTTTTCAAGTAGACCAGTCTTCCCCGTTTTGGATTCAGGGCGCTCCTGGTGTTTCCGGATATAGCCCGACACAACCAAATCAATCAGTGCGCGATGTATACGGTGTAGTCAACAACGGCGCCACTTCGGGTCTTGTTACTTTTGAAGTTCCGCAACGTAACGCACAAGATGAATACATTTTCCCTACTACAGTTAACACCGATGTGATTAGCACTAGCTCCTTTGATGACATCAACGGCCAATTCGTAAACTCATTTGAGGGTATCGATGGAATCACATCGTTGCAAGGCTTGCGTGTTGCTTTCTATAACACCCCGCAACCAATTGCATACATTTCTTCTTACTTTGATGAAACTGAATATGATACTAATGCTCCTGATTTAGTTGCACCTATCACACTCACTGTTAGTAGCTGCGACACTAGCGCATTTACTTTAGCTTCAGGTAGTACAAGCGGATTGATCGTGGGAGGCACCGTAACATTTAGTGGAGTTGGCTTTGGTGGCATTAACCTAGGACAAGTTTACTTCATTCAAAGTATTCCGAACTCAAATTCATTCACTATTTCAACTGCATTGAACGGTGACCCAATCACCTTGACTGCGGCTTCAGGTACAATGACAGTTAATGTCAACCAAGGTCTGTATGAAGACGGGTTTAGTGTAAATGTAGGAAACACATTCTTTGTAGTTACGTATATCGGCGATCCGGCTGATCCAATCATAAGATTGATTCCAGACGGGGCAATTCCCGCAGACACTCGCATCTTGCCAGTTTACGGCACAGAATGGAATAACATACCTTTCTATCTTAACGCTTCTAACAACCTAGAACTGATTCCGTATATCAGCGCACCCCTTGATGTACTGTACTACCAAGACGGAGATAATCCAAATAAAGTAGGTGTTATTCGCCTCATCGAAGATAACTTGAATAATACTATCAATGTCGAGACACAAATTTTGGGTCGCGCAAATTATACATCTCCTAACGGTGTGGTGTTTACTAATGGACTAAAGGTAAGTTTCAACGGCGATGTAATCCCTACAAGCTACCTTACCGGTGAATACTATGTCCAAGGCGTAGGAACCTCAATTGAACTGGTACCCGTTGAAACACTCGTAGTGCCGGAAGAGTTTAGCCAAGGCGAATACATCGCATGGGACATCTTGGATTGGGATATCGGAAATTGGGATATCAGCCTTGATATTCCTGTTCAAGCTGACTATGTTACCATTGCACGTAACTCAATTAATAAGAATGCATGGGCAAGAAGTAACCGCTGGTTCCACATCGATGTAATCACTGCAACTGCAAGATACAACGACGATCCTACTATTGTAACAACATATGCGAATATTTCTCATAAAGCCGCAAGACCTATCATTGAGTTTTATCCAAACTTAAAATTATTCAATTCCGGTGCAGTAGGTAAAGATCCGGTAGACTTCATTGACACTACCAACACTGACGCATTGTCAACTGTTCCTGGATCACTCGCATATTACCCTGATGTGCAGACGTACTCTACTGCAACTGCAACCATCAATGCTACTTCGGTGACTCCGATAGCAGCAGGTTCGTTTGTGCCGGGCTTAACATATCAGATTAGCACATACGGTACAACTACAGACTGGAACGTAGTAGCAGGCACGGTTGATAACAACTATGCGTTGGGCAGCATCTTCGTGTGTGAAGCCGCAGGCACCGGCAACGGAGCCGCAGTACCATTAGCAACCTCAACTACTATAACAGTAGCCGCTGCTGCATTGACCGGCACACTAACGAATTTTATGTTCATCGCAGACTCTACTGCGTTGCTTCCAGCCAATACACAAATCACTAACATTTCAGGAACCGATACATTAACTTTAACAGTAAGCTGGGCTATTCCGCAAAACATTGCAGGAACATCTACTGCAATTCTTTATGCCAGCGATACCACTGTTAACAATTATGGATTGTTCCCCGGCGCCCGTGTAATCTTTGCTGCTGACAATGATGTTACTGTACGAAGCAAGATTTATGTAGCGGCATTCTCAACTGTTCATTCTCCGAGTGATCCTCCAACTTTTGTAGTAGGAAGCTCTTACCAAATTAATACATTGGGAACTACTGATTGGAATGTAGTAGCTGGTACAACCAGTGTAACATATCAGGTAGGCGACATCATTGTATGCGAAGTAGTCGGAACAGGCACCGGAACTGCCACACTGCTCCCAGTTGGTTCGGTTATTACTCTCACTGTCGCAGAAGACGGTATCGTTGCTCCTGATACACAAACTGTAATAACACGCGGTTACGCAAACTCCGGCTTGAGTTATTGGTTCGACGGCATCGACTGGATGCAATCACAACAGAAGACACAACTAAACCAAGCTCCTGAATTCGACATTTTAGATGGAAACGGTATCAGCTTCAGTGATCCTATCGTATACCCAAGTACGACCTTTACTGGTTGTAAATTATTCAACTACACGTTAGGGTCAGGCACAAAGGACCCGGTGTTGGGCTTCCCAATTCGTTATAGTTCCGTATCTAACCAAGGTGACGTTAGTTTTGATGTCTCCCTGAACTCTGATACATTCTCATACGTTTCCGGCGGTAACCCATTCAATCAAAAAGTTAACACTGGTTATGTTTACAATATAACATCTGATGTTTCATACACTAGATTGTTAGGTTGGGAAACCGCGATTGCACCTAGTCAGCAATATCAAATCTTTAATTTTGATTTCTCGGTGACTGCACCGGCGTATATTTTTATATGCGACATCGCAGCACTACCAGCACTTCAACCAAATGAGACGGGTTGGCCAAGAGTTAAGGTATATATCAATAACGTATATCAAGAACCTTCTGATTACTCGGTAGAGATCGGCACCAACTCGACTACAATACAATTGTTCACACAAATCGACGAAAACACACTGGTGCAGGTACTATTGCTTAGTGATCAAGTCAGCAAGGTTGGATACTATCAAGTTCCTCTCAACCTAAGTAACAACCCACTTAATACAGACCTAACTACAGTAAACACTGGTGACATTAGAACACAGTATCAAGATATTTTCATCAATGCTCCTAATACAACAGGAACAATCTTTGGTTCAAACAACTTCAGAGACTGCGGCAACTTAAATCCATATGGCACCAAGATCATTCAAAATAGTGCGTCACTCGTGCTACCAGGAACATTCCTACGTAATCCACAGTACAATCTGTTTAATGCGTTGCAATTCAACTCTCGTGAATATGTCAAGTACAAGCAACTGTTGGTAGATACAGTTCAGAACACTCCATACGAGCAGCGTTATACTCCGGCAGAAATTCTAGATGAAGCACTGGATCAAATCACGGCGGCGAAGAGCCAGATCAATGCGTTCTTTTGGTCAGACATGTTGCCAAACAAGTCTTCGTACATTAGCAACTCCTATGTATTCAACAACGATTTAGATAGATCACAATATCCACTAAGTCATGTGTACAACTTTGAGACTGCAAACTACAATGGTGTTCTTGTATACCTAAGTCGTGCGGTTGACAACATCATTGTTGAAAAGCAACTACTTATTGGTACAGAGTATGTGGTTAGTACCGATTCACCTACCCTTACTATCACTATTCCAATGCAAGACGGAGACATAGTAACTATTAGAGAATACAATCAGACTTATGGATCATATGTTCCTAATACACCAACTAAGTTAGGCATCTATCCTAAGTACATTCCTCAAGTAATCCTTGACTCTAACTATTTGATCCCAACATATTTCATTCTTGGACATGACGGTTCATATACTAAGTTGTATGGTGATTATATTCCTGAATTTGATATTCTTGTTGACTTCAGAGACCAGGCATTGCTAGAATTTGAAAAGAGAGTTTATAACAATCTCAAACTAAGCACTGAAACACCTATCACACGATACGAGGTTGTTCCGGGCTTCTTTAGAACTCCTACTTATTCATGGGATGAATTCTTAAGAATTTACTCAACTCAGTTCTTAAACTGGATTGGTCAAAATCGTATTGATTACAAGACACAGTACTTCTCAAGAGTAAATGAATTTACTTACAACTATACAAATTCTTCAAGTAAGTTAGACAATAGTCCTATCCTTCAGGGTTATTGGAGAGGTGTGTATCAGTATTACTATGACACTACTACTCCAGACACAACTCCTTGGGAAATGCTTGGCTTTACTATCATGCCAACTTGGTGGACTGCTCGTTATGGTCCGGCACCGTACACTAGTGATAACGGCATTCTCTGGAATGATCTAGAGCAAGGCTTGATCTGGAATAACGGCGAGCCCTACATCAATCCACTAGTAGCTCGTCCGGGATTGTCTGCTGTCATTCCTGTAAATTCGAACGGTGACTTGCTGTCACCATTCAAAGTAATAGTCAGTAACTACAACCCAAGCACTTTTAATAAAGATTGGGTCGTAGGAGATGACGGTCCTGCTGAGCTAAGCTATCGCCGTAGCTCAACCTTCCCGTTCGACCTAACAAGAATTTTTGCATTAACTCGTCCAGCAGAGTTCTATAATCTTTGCGTAGACCTAGACAACTACAAGTATAATGCAGAATTTAATCAGTACCTGTTCAATGACAGAAGCCATCTCGTACCTAGCAACATAGAAGTTTACGGCGATGGCACTGCAAAGACTAGTTACATCAATTGGATTGTTGACTATGAGAAGCAACAAGGCATTGACGCGACTACTGAAATTACCACAACACTAGATAACCTAGACGTTAGACTGGTATATCGTCTCGCTGGCTACAGCGACAAGTCTATGCTGCAATTTTATGTGGAAAAGCCAACACCGACTAGCACTAATGCTTCGTTACTAATCCCAGACGAGAGCTATTCAATATTGCTGTATGATAATCAACCGTTCGATCGGTTGCTGTTCAGTGGCGTTATCGTTCAACAGAACCAAGGTTATTGGACAGTGTACGGTAACTCACAGAACATAGCTTACTTTGAAATATTAGATCCGGCTTTTAATGGTAATTTTACTACTATTTCTCTTGAAAAACAAACAGTAAAGGTTGCTGTAAATTATACTACTGATATATCGTTTGTTCCGTATGGCACTAAGTTTTACACACCGCAGGACGTTGCTCAATTCTTGCTCTCCTACGGTAAATACCTAGAATCAAAAGGCATGATGTTTAATGATGTTCAGAATGGCATTCCTATTACTTGGACACAAATGGTCTATGAATTCCTGTACTGGATACAAACAGGATGGTCAAATGGCAGTGTCATCACGCTAAACCCTGCGGCAACAACATTGGATGTTAACCAGCCTAGTGCGCTCGTTCAACCATTGACAGTCCAGCAACAGAACTTTGTTCTAAATCAGAACTTGTATCCAATTAGACTGAATGATCTTTGCGTCAATCGTGATGATACGCTGTTCCATATGCACACGCTTAACACCGGCGATGCAATGGCATATGCACAGTTCAACTTTAGTAACTTTGAACACGGCATCGTGTTCGACAACACGACATTGTTCAACGATATCATTTACAACTTGACCACTGGACTACGCCAAAATAGAATCTATGTGCGCGGTCAAAAGACTGCTGAATGGAACGGTACAGTTAATGCGTGGGGATTCATTGTTAATCAATCAGATATCCAAGAATTCAATTCCTTTGTAAAGTACACTAAGAATGAAATTGTAAAATACAAGAATAAGTATTGGACTTCATTAACAATCATTGAGCCATCTAATGTGTTCGATGAGACTAAATGGAAGCGCATAAATTATAGTGACATTCAGCAAGGACTGTTTGCCAACCCAAGCACTCGTGCATATGAAAGCACTCTTTATTACAATGCAGAAAAGGCTAATCTAGAAAAGGATGCAGACTTGCTTGCATTCTCTTTGATTGGTTATCGTCCAAGAGACTATCTCGCACTTATTGACTTGACTTCTACTGCTCAGGTTCAGGTATACAAGAATCTAATCAAGAACAAGGGAACCCTTAATGCACTAAGTGCATTTAAGGGAGCTAATCTTCCTCAAGGTGGAATTCAATACGACATCTATGAAAATTGGGCAATTAAGTCAGGTGAGTACGGCGGCGTCCTAAATGAAAACTTCGTAGAATTCAGAATCAACCAAACGAACATGACAGGCGATCCTGCTATCGTCAGCTTGACTAACGGCGGCAGCACCGAAGGTGCGATGCAAGAAATTCCTCTTTCTAACCTGTTCAACTACGGTACTGCAATTAGCTCACCTAACATTCTTAGTACAACTACGACATATGCGACTCAAGGTCTATACCCAAGTGCAGGCTACGTCAACTTCAATGACGTTAAGATGTCAACGTACTTCTATTCAGGCTTACCTACGGCAACCAACATCAATGGCACGATTATTCCTATTCAGAATTTCTATGTGGGTGAGTATCTTTGGATGGCAAACTTCAAAGAGAAGTGGGGCGTCTTCAGATGGAACACTATTGGTCAAGTAACTCAGGTTAGGAATAATCAAAATCAAACTGCTACAGTCACGTTCAGTGCTCCGCACGGACTAAACAGACTAGATCCTATGGCAATCATTAACTTTGCAGCAAACATTGATGGATACTACATTGTGACAGACATTGTTAACATGTATGAAGTCATCATAAATCTTTCTGTTGTTGGTGCCAATCAATCCACTGTACAGGGCAGAGGATTGGGATTTGCATTTGAATCTCAGCGTGTAGCAACCCCTAGCGAAATCGAAGCACTAGACCTAACTGAAAACGAATTCATTAAAAATACTGTTTGGGTTGATGAGAATAGCGACGGTGATTGGGCAGTCTATCGCAAGAGTATCAATTACCAATATGAGACACAGTTCCAGATTCCGCAATCGTCTACATACGGTTCTGCTGTCGCGTACACTGATCAAGCAGGATACTTGATCGGTGATGCTGGAAGTAACGTAGTCTACAGATATTCTTATGATCCGATGAGTAATACCTCACAACTATATCAGACTGTAACTCCATATAGTCCTGCTGTAAGTTCAGGGTTTGGGTCATCTATCGCATACGCACAGAACGTCTACGCTATCGCGGCAAATGATCCTACATCAGGTACAAACAAAACTTACATCTATGTGATCAACGATAGCATTCTTTCTCAGCAGATGGTGAAATATCAGTCACCAATCAGCGGATCAGTAAATGACATCGCAATGTCTAGTGATGCCAATTGGATGTATCTCGGTATTCCTGATTCAGGAATCATTTCAGTTTATCGCAGAGACAACATTCTAATCAATGCTGGGTACCTTAAAATAGGTGAAACTTATACTATCACTACATTAGGCGATACGAATTGGGTAGCTGCCGGAGCACTTGATAATAAAGTAGGAATTTCATTCATCGCACTAAACAGCGGAAGTGCATTACTTCCCGACGGAGCCGTATTCGGTACAGCTACTCAGACAACATATAAACTTGTTACTACTATTGACTGCACTGATTTGGGTCTCACCTCAGCTAGCGCATTTGGTCAATCCCTTGCAACAAACTATGATGGCAGTGTGCTTGTTGTAGGCGCACCTAAGGTTATCCTAAACTCGTCAATTGACAATTGGGGAGCAGCATATGTTTACCAAAGAGCAGAACAGAATTTCGAAACACAAACCCCTAGTGTTTCTTATCAGCCACAAACATTCCAGCTAGCATGGACCCCCGCAGATACTAAACAGGTTCTTTCTTCAGTGGCTGTGGCTAGTAACTACTTGACAGTCAATAGTGTTTCTGGATTAGAAGTAGGCATGCCAGTAATGTTTACTGGCACTAGTTTCGGTGCTAGCGGTATTAGTCCTTACATAACGTATTACATTCAAGATATTGCAGGTAGCACTATCGCATTGAAGAATTCACGTTCTACTAATACTCGGATTACCCTAACCAATAGTACAGTATCCTGCACGATGTATCCGCAGAATAGTCAGCTATATGTTTCAGTCAACGGCACTGTTGTTCAAGACAACAACTACGCACTAGGTGAAGGCACACTATACTACACGGGCAATCTACGTGCAGGTGATATCGTGAGTGTAAGCGGCAATGAATTCTTCATGGTACAAGAACTCAACTCTGCATCGACTGAAAGAAGTGACATCTATTATGGCACATCAGTAGCAACTACTAGATACGGCTCTGACGTTCTCGTTGGTTCTCCTTATGAAATTGACGCTGAAGGTAGAGAAGGTGCAGTCTATGGCTATATCAACGGCGGCGCCAAATATGGCGTGGTAATTGGTACTTCCCCTTGTAATCTTCTTGGTACAAGAACACTGTTGATTAACGGATATGCGGCCGTCTTGCCAGCAGGTGATGCAACTATGGTAGCGAATGCAATTACCGAGACTAGAATTACGAATGTACGAGCAACCGCAACAGCAGACAACAAGATTATTATTCAGTTGATCAATAATAATCTAGCGGGTGTAAACGAAAAGTTGGTGTTAACTGTATTTGATAACAGCGTCTTAGACGAATTGGGTATACAGCTTTACGCTAATACTCAGGTCGTCAAGTGTCCTCACGGATTCGGACCAACTGCGTTCGGTAACAACATAAAAACTAATCAGTCTAATGGCATCGTAGTCTCTGCTCCGGTCGGCACTCGTTATACCGGTACTTTCTTTGACTTCACCGACGATGAAAATCTAAACAATGACACAGTATTTGACAATAATGCAACAAGATTTGTTGACTCGTATCCAAATGCCGGTGCAGTCTACATGTTTGAGTATCTTTCAAATAACAACGAAAGCGTGTCATCGCCCGGTTCTTGGACATATGCACAGAGTGTCAATGACACTGCTATTGATTATGGTTTTAATCCTCAATACGGGGAAGCACTAGACTTTAATTCAAACGTGGTAATTGTCGGGTCGCCAAACTTCCAACCAACTACAATCGGCGGGAAAGCTGTCGTTTATCTTAACGAAACTGGCGTAAATGACTGGGCAGTGTACAGACAGAGTTCAGCCGTTGTTGATATCAACCGAATTCAGAATACGCAGTTGTTCGGTGCAATCACTAATGAAACACTAGTAAATCTTGATTACATTGATCCTCTACAAAACAAGATCCTTGGAGCAGCCCGCGAAAATCTTGATTTCGTGACAGGTGTAGACCCTGCAACATACAACGTAAGTTATAATACAGAATCGGGTCCTGTCTGGGGCGCGGCACATGTCGGTAGGCTTTGGTTCGACACATCAAACGTAAGATGGGTAAATTATCATCAAAATGACGTTGTATATAACAGCAGATACTGGGGCCAAGTATTCCCTGGATCAGACGTTGCAGTATACAGCTGGATCAGTAGCTTCATCCCTCCACAGAACTATCAGGGCCCGGGCGTACCGTACGATGTCAATCAGTATGTAGTCAACAACGTGATTAATTCATCAAACGTTGTTGTTCCGATGTATTACTTCTGGGTGCGAAACACTAATGTAATTTTCAGCCAGACTGGTAAGACATTATCTGATTCGGTAGTGCAATCATATATCGCTAACCCACGCACATCTGGTATTTCTTACATGGCTCCGTTGTTGCCAAACACATTTGGTATTTACAATTCAGGTGCTTACATCAACGCCAACGACACTGTGTTTCACGTTGGGTTCTCTAACAGTCAGTCTGAAGATACGATTCACAATGAGTACTCACTCATTAGAGCAAATTTCCAAGATGACTTCTTGCCTGGCTTCCCTAACATAAACGCTACTCATGTTGAAGGTGGCATACACGGTGACATTGGACAGCAATACATCTACGGCGCGCCGTATTCCCTATACGCCAAGCTACTCGACTCTCTTGCAGGATGCACTCCGTCAGGAACTGTTGTACCTGACCCATTCTTGCCAGCAGCAGTTCAGTCGGGTGTGCTGGTACGTCCAAGTCAGAGTTTCTTCTACGCACGACTTGACGCAATTAAAAACTACTTGATCTACGCAAATGACATTATAATCAACTATCCAATTTTTGAGTTGAGAGAAGAACTTTCATTCTTGTTCACTACCGGTGAATTCTACAATACTCCTGATTATTGGAGCTACGTAGATTGGTGGGCCCCTGGATATAATAGCGGTGTTAAACCTTCTGTACAAGTTTCAGTATTTGCTGAATTGTCTACACTGAACGTTGCGGTTGGCACTGTTGCGAGAGTAGTGCAAAATATATCAGGTAGATGGGAAGTCTATATTCAAACTGCCATTGGGGTTTGGAATAGAATCGGTCTACAAAACGGAACGTTGCAATTCAAGGATGACCTGTGGAACTATGCAGCAGGTAAATTAGGATGGGATGGTAACTTCTTTGATACTAACTCGTTTGACTTATACCCTAGCGAAGAAACTCGTAGCATCGTTCGTGCATTGAACGAACAGATTTATGTCAGTGACCTGTTGATTCACCGAAACAAGAGTTTGATTCTGCTGTTTGAATATATTCAGGCTGAAACCATTGAGTCTCAGAATTACTTACCTTGGTTAAATAAGACCTCACTCGCTGACGTTTCACATGTTATCCGAGAGTTGATTCCTTACGAAGTTTATAAGACAGACGATCAAACATTCTTATCTGGCTATGTCAATGAAACAAAACCATATCATGTCGTAATTAAAGACTTCTTATTCAAATACACTAAGACAGATGTTTTTGAGGGTGACGTTACAGACTTTGACGTACCGGCAGCATACAATTCAACTGACCAGCAGTTTATCTCACCTCAGTTAGTATACACAATTGACACTAGCGGAATTTACGAGTATAATGCACAGGATCCGATCTGGCAAACAAATGCATACTCGCAGTGGTTCCAGAATTTCGGACTATCAGTAACCGGTCAGCCCGGTTTCCCGATCACAACGCTAAACTCATTCTTAACTCGCGGGACTAGGTACATTCTAGTAGATAACGCACATGGTTTCCCGGCTAACGGAATGATTACTATTGGAACAGAACAGATTGGCTATTCATACGTTGACCGCTCTCTAAACATTGTCGGTGGACTATCTAGAGGTATAAATCAAACTACACCAGTTGATCACATTCCGGGCGAGCAAATTTTTATGGATCTCCCTGCTGTCATCCTGCTCGACGGCGGTAGAGGATATACTAATCCTCCTAAAGTAACCGCAGTAATTGACACTACGAAGTACCCTGTCCCAAGAGAACTAGCGGTGTTTGAGGCAGTGTTGGGTACAGATTCTGTAGTACAAATCAATGTAGTTAATCCGGGTAGCGGATATGCTGTTCTTCCAACTCTAGAAATTGAACCAGCACTTACTGTTTACTTTAGCAATACAGATATCAATTCAAGATTCAATACTATCAATATATATGCGCCTGATCTAAGAACAGGTGATCTTGTTCGTTATAGAGCAGGTGTCGGTGCAGGAGCAGGCAGACTTGCAGACGGACAATGGTATTACATCAACGTTCTAGAAAGCACGACTATTTCTGTGATCGGATTATATTCTACTTACAGCAACGCTATCAACGACCAAGATAGAATCGCATTGTTCGACAACGGAACATCGACCGGAATGTCATTGAATCTGGGGGCAAAGGCTTCTATCATTACTTCTTCTGCTCCGATCAGAGAAAACATCATCACTCTTAAGTTTGACCGTACTACTTACGGCTCAAAGATTGTGGATTGGCAAGCTGATTCATTCTACGGTGCTTACTTTGCAGGAAGCTACTACAGCGTTGATACTACTGCCGCAAGTTCCGGCGTCTCTTTGGAAAGCACCCACCCAGACATCAACACGTTGTTGGCATCTGCTGATGGCGCAACGTTTGAAATTACTGACGTACAAAATCAAGAAACGCTCACTTGGTCTTCTTTGGTTAGAAACGTAGAAGAAACCATTGATGAAGGGTCGGGCTTCCCCGATGAGGACAGATACCTTATCAGACTTGTGCTATCAGATAGCACCGAACCAAACGCTTCAGGATCAACGATCGGTTTCTACGTAGGAATGCCAATCAAATTTACAGGTGGCTTAGCTGGAACCGGTATTACGTCTGGAACAACATACTATGTCGCAAAAATAATTAACGAAACGGATTTCTCTATCGAAGATGCAAATGGTACAATTATTGGATTGAACGATATCATAGTAGAGGTTCCTGTGCTTTGCTACACAGGACAAGTAGTCGATACTGCAATCGTAAGCGTGAACTATCCTGGCATTCTAACTGCAACAGCGACTACTGCAAGTAACAATGCAATCACTGTTCCTCTTACTGCTCTTGGAACAGGCGGCACTAATGGATTCTATCCTGGCTTAACCGTGTTCTTTACAGGAACAGATGCTCAGTTTGCTGATTTTGAGAATAAGATCATTGCAAACGAGGTGTATTATATCAATACGATCATCGATCAGCAGACCTTTACTATTTCTGAGTTCAAGAATCCTACATTCACTAATGTATTGCAGAACATCGCAGACACCTCATTAGTGTTGCCAATAACTGCTACAGTTACAGCAACTATCGGCGGCGCATCTGACATTGTTGTGCTGGATTCTAATGCAAACTTCAACTTCAACGATCCAGTAATCTTCAACACAATGGTAATTGCTGGCAGTGAAGTATCAACATTTGGTAACATTGTTTCTGGCACGGTGTACTACGTGAGTGAAGTAGTTGATGGTAGCCCTACGCAAATTAAAATCTCTGCTACTAGAAGCGGCGTCAACTTTGATCTCAGCACGGTTGTAGCAGCAAGCGATACTAGCGCAGTTGCAACTAACCAAAGCAATGTGTTACCGCTAGCGAATGCAACCGGTGAACTAACGATGAACGTAGCTCTTCCGGTAAGCCCGGGTCAAGTTAACGGTCAAGAATTTAGATTCTATGAGACTTCGGGTCAATATATCAATAAGTCAGGTGCAATTAGCAATCTAATCGAGACTGCTGTTTATGCTACTATTGCGGCGCCAGTGAACAAGGTTGCGGTTGAATCAACTACTAACTTCTATACTAACTTGCCGATTCAGTTTGAGGTAGCAACCGGTGGACTATCTACTGGAACAACCTATTACGTACTAGAGTATTCTGGTAAGTCTTCAGGAGGCTCTACTTTACCAAATCTAGAAGTGCAAGTAGAGGTAACATTAAGTACCGGGAATCAACTAGTTTGCAAAGCCGGGACAGACACGAGTGACCTATACTTGAATATGCCAATAACGTTCTCTGGTACAGGATTGGGCGGGTTAATTATCAGTGATCAGTACTTTGTAAAGAGCATCGACGACCCCACTCACTTTACGGTATCTGAATTACCGGGCGGAACCACTACTGCCCTATCGGATGATGCAGGTGAAATGGTTGGTACTGGGTATCCTTACATCACCGTCTCAGCATCTCCGGGCGGATCACCGGTGTCTCTGTCAACATCCACGACTCCATCAGCATTGGATCAAGTTAACCTCACTAACCCTGCGTTTGATATCTCATATATTCTGGGCGGTTATAGAGCTATAATCGCCGACGGTGGTTCTGGTTTTGCAATCAACAACGTGATCACTATCAGCGGAACAGAAGTCGAAGGGCTATCGCCCAAGAACGACATCATTATCACGGTCAGTGAAGTTGACGCCAACGGTGTGATAACTAGAGTTTCACCTGCAGGGTCGCCCCCTAACATTGAACTATCTTACTATCTAAAGGTTATTTCTGCTACTCAATTTGAGGTTTACGAAAACTCATTAATGACGATTCCAGTAAGCGGAAAAACTTTCCCTTATGTAGGGCTAACATCAACTACTGCTACGGCTGCAACTGCGTCCGACGATAGAATTACTGTCGGAGATTCTTCCGTGTTCAATCTAAACGATTCGGTAGTCTTTACTGGTAATATATTTGCTTCAGAAATCACACTGGGACAGGTATACTACATCAAGTCAAAGCCAACTTCGACTACAGTAACTCTATCTACCGACCCTGCCGGG